CAAGTGTTAAAACTTCAAGAAGACGTAGAAAAATTAAAAGATAAAGTGAGGCAGAATAAAAATGGTAATTGAAACAGTGTTTGCATTAATTATGTATGTCAATGGTTCACTTGATGGTCACATGATGACAGATGGTTTATCCAAATGTCTTAAATCAAAAAGAGAAGCAGAGAGAAATTTATCGGATAATAGGGTTAATGTTATTCGTTATGAGTGTGGTCAAGTCAAAGCGGAACTAAGACCAGATTTTGAGGGTAACCTTAAAATATATAAAATTATTGAAGAAAAATAAAAATTTTTATCTTATATAACGTGTTTAAATAAGGTAAAGAGGTCTTGTGTATATGGTACCACCACAAAACCTCTTCCCTGCACTGAGAAGCAAAAAAACAAGGTTTATATCAAATTAGCCATTTCTTAAGCTCTTCACCTAAGACTCTGTTGGCTAAATTAATTTTACCTCGTAAGTTCTTCACAATGAACTCATCAATGGTCCCATCTGATATCAAATCAATATATGTGACCTTTTTTGTCTGACTAATACGGTGCGCTCTATCTTCTGATTGCAATCTAATCTCTAAGTCGTAACTGTTACTATAATATATAACAGTGTTACTAGCAGTAAGAGTGAGACCATAGCCTCCGGTTCTTGGATTGCCGACAAAAAATCGTAAAGGGCTTTTTCTATCTTGGAAGCGAGTAACAATATCTTGGCGGTCGCTATCAGCAGTATCACCAAAGAAAGACGCCACACTGTCCTTTCCGTATTTTTCCGAAAGTATATGTGTAATTTCTTTAATATCATGACGGTATACCGCCCAAATAATAACTTTTCCATCTACCTCCTCCAGTATGTTTTGTAGTTCTATTATTCTATTATTTTTTAATGATCTAACTTCACCGTCGTCTGTTTTTAAATGACCACATGTTATTTGATGCAATCTAATCATTTGTGCTAATGCACTAGCCGCCGTTGTTTGTGATCCTTGTAATTCTGTCAAAGCATGTTTCTTCATTTCCGTGTACGCTTTTAGTTGCTCTGGTGTTAGAGATATACTGCGTCTCATATAAACTTTATCTGGTAAATCTAAACAATCTTCCTTTAGAACACGGTAAGAAAACTTATCTAACTTAGAGTTTAATTCATCTAACCGTATATACCCTGTGACTAGTTTAAAACTATGACTACCTACATTTCGGTCAACCATCATTGCATAACGATTTTTAAATGTGTAGAACGAAGAGAAATCCAAGTAATACGGATCAAGGAAATAGCACTGTGTATATAGATCTAATGGACTTTTGGTCACTGGTGAGCCTGTTAATATTCGTCTATACTTTGCATACTTTCTTAGTTTCAAAACGTTTTTTGTTCGTGATGCTGTGGGTGACTTTATGGTTGTTGATTCGTCAATTGCCATTAATGCAGAGTGTGCAAGTAAAAACTTTTCAGCTATTACTAAACCTTTTTTCGTACTAAATGCTTCTATATTCATTAAGAATATAACTAACTCTTCATCGTGTTTGAATAACTTTCTATTTTCTGTATCTTGTTTTTTCGTTTGTGAAGGGGACCAAGTAACAATGTTATACAAAACATGCTCTGGCATATGATTAGGTATCTCTTGACGCTCCCAGTTACGGTACACACCTTTTGGTGCAATAATTAGTGCGGCATTTATTTTACCTTTATCGTAAAGCATAGCAATGTTATCAATTAATACTTTAGATTTACCTGTACCCATCTCCATAAACAAAGCATAATTTTCTTTATTATGACTTACCCCTAATGCATGTAATTGATGCGCATAATGCTCTGTCTTAAATTTATAATCCATAATGTCGTCCTTCTATAATTCTTATTTTGTAAATAACACTTGCCAAAGGTATTGTCAATAGGTATAGGCAATAAGAAGGAGAAAGTATGACAGTGTATGTAGTACAAGAAGTTACGGGTAGAAATATCTTGAGCGCCGAGAAATTCGGTAAGCTAGAGTTATTATTACCAGAAGGTGCTCAATTAGTTTTGAGTGTTGGACCAACAGTTAAAAGATTAACCTATAAGTTAAGAAACTTTAATGATGAGGACTATCTTTTATTAATGGGTGATCCTGTGGCTATCGGTATTGCATGTGCAATTGCTGCGACACAAAACCGCGGGCAGTTTAAATGCTTGAAATGGGATAAAAGAGAGTATAAGTATTATCCTATAGAAGTTAATCTATACGAGAGAGGAGAAATAGATGAGTAATTTACTCGACGAAATGGAGAGTGATGTAATAACGCCAAATATCGGTGACAATTCTTTAAAAGAAATGGCTGATTTGTGCGCGGAACAAGCATCGCTTGAAAGAGAAGTAAAACAATTAGAAGAACAGTTAAAAGCAAAAGCTGGCGCTGTTCGTAAATTGTCACAAGAAATAATTCCTGCAAAAATGCAAGAATTAGGATTAGAAAGTTTAACATTAAAAGATGGGTCATCTGTAAAGGTGAGACAATTAGTGCAAGCTTCTATTCCAGTAAGACATCGCGAGGAAGCATTTAATTGGCTTCGTGATAATGGACATGGTGACTTGATTAAAAACCAAGTATCTGCCACGTTTGGTAAAGGTGAGGATCAATCGGCAAATGAATTTATTGACAAGATTAATTCATTAGGATATGAGCCTACACAGAAGGTCTGGGTGGAACCTATGACTCTCAAAGCATTTGTTCGAGAACAAATAAATGAGGGAAGTGAGTTACCGATGGATAAGTTCGGAGTCTTTGTTGGCGCCGAAACAAAAATAAGTAAAACGTAAAAAGGAGAACGATTATGGCAAACGCTAATGTTACGAAAAAAGAAAGTCAACTACCTGCACTAAGTCTGGATTTAATGGAAGGGGACGCGTTTAGCGGCCTTGAAAATATTTCACAAGATGACTTAGCGACACCAAGATTAAAAGTCTTGATGCAGTTATCACCAGAACTAGAAGACCTAGAAGGCGCTAAAGCCGGAATGATCTTTAATACAGTTACCAGTGAACTGTATGATGGAACAAAGGGTATTCGTGTTCTACCTTGTGCTTATCAACGTCAATACGTTGAGTGGGCTGACAGAGGACAAGGATCGGGTGCTCCAATTAATGTCTATGATGCTTCAAGTGACATACTAACAAAAACTACACGCGATGAAAATCATAAGGACCGTTTAGAGAATGGTAATTATATTGAGACGTGTGGTAACCACTACATACTACTTGTTGGTGAAAATGGAGATGCAACTCCGGCTTTACTTACAATGAAAGCTACACAGCTAAAGAAAAGTAGAAAGTGGAACTCTATGTTACTTAACCTTAAATTAAATGGTAAGAATGGATTATTTACTCCTCCCTCTTACAGTCACTACTATCGCCTTAAAACTATGAAAGAAGGTAATGATAAGGGTAACTGGTATGGTTGGGAGATTAGTAGAGAAACTCAACTTGAGGATGCTAGTCTTTATAATGTCGCTAAAGCTTTCGCTGAAAGCGTAGGTAAAGGTGACATTAAAGTTAAGTATGAGGAAGAGTCCTCTTCTAATGCTACAGATAAAGTTCCGTTTTAATTAACCAAGGGGCGGGAAACCGCCCTTTTAAATTTATGGAAGTATATGGAAGAGAGAGTTAAAAAGTTTAAAAGTATTTTTTATGGGTTAGACAGGGCCTATGGTCAATATAAAAGTGATGGTCAGAAAGTAAATGGGAAAGCTGGCGGTCAAGCTTTTATTAAAAAAGCTCCTGTTACCGATCAATTATGGATTGATCACTTAAATAAAAAAGAACCAAGTCTTGGTATAATACCAATAAGAGATAATTCAAAATGTATAGGGGGTTGTATAGATATTGATACGTATCCTTTAGATCATAAAAAAATAATAAAAAAAGTAAGAGAATTAGAGTTACCTTTAGTTTTGTGCAAATCAAAGAGTAATGGTGCACATGTATTTCTTTTTTTAAAAGAACCAGTGCAAGCAAAGCTTGTTCGTGATAAGTTACAAGAATGGGCGGGAGAGTTAGGTTATGCAAATTGTGAAATATTTCCAAAGCAAATTGAAATTAAAGCAGATCGTGGAGACACTGGAAACTTTCTTAATCTTCCCTATTTCGGCGGCGACGATAGTTTTAGGCATAGCGTTAGCGACGATGGTAATGGGGTTAGTCTTGATACTTTCTTTTCTCTATATGATACTTATTGTACGACCGAAAAAGATTTAAAAGAATTTAAAGTTAAAAGAAAAAATCAAGAAGAGTTCAACGATGGTCCACCTTGTATAGCAACTTTAATGTCGCAAGGAATACCACAAGGCGGAAGAGATAATACATTATACCAATATGCAGTGTATGCAAAAAAGAAGTGGCCGGATGATTGGCAAGATAAAATAGATGAGTTTAATCATAAACATATGGAGCCACCACTACCCTCTCAACAAGTTTTAAAAACAATTAATCAACACGAAAAAAAAGATTATCAATACAAATGTAAAGACCAACCTATGGCCGCTATGTGTTCACAAAACTTATGCCGGGGTAAACAATACGGAATAGGTAACTCGTTTGAACATCAAGTGAGTGATTTAACAAAGTTTGAAAGTGATGAATCAATTTGGTTTTTAAATATAAATGGTAGACGATTAAAATTATCTACAGAGCAGTTATATGATCAACATAAATTTCGTAAGGCGTGTCTAAATGAAATTAATGAAATGCCAAACATGATGAGACCTAATGATTGGGACAGTCGTATACAAGCATTACTACAAGTGGTTGAAGTTATACAAATGCCTACAGAGATTACGAAGACAGGTAGATTTGAAAACTTACTTGCACATTTCTTAGAGGACCAAGGACATGCAGAAAACATAGATGAAATAGATATGGGTAAAGCTTTATTTGAAGAAAAAGAATACGTAGATACGGAAGGTAAGAGTCAAAAAATGACTGCCTACTTCAAATCTGAGTGGTTACAAAAGTTTTTAAAGAAAAATGATTTTAAAGATTTTAATACAACAGAGATGACAGCGCACATTCGAAACAAGTTAGGCGGCGGCGATATAAGGCGTAGAGTAAAAGGTAAGATGTCTTATCTTTGGTATTTACCTTGGACAAAAAAGAATGCAGATGATTTTGAAACACCAAACATGAATGAAGAGACACCATTCTAATGAGAAATATTATTTTTGGTCCTCCGGGCACTGGTAAGACAACACATCTATTAAAAATTGTAGAGAAAGAATTAAGAGAGAATAATGTAGCTCCTAATAAGATTGCGTATCTTGCTTTTACTAATCAAGCGGCGGATGAAGCATTATCAAGAGCAGTTTCACAATTAAATTATAATACAAAAGACTTTATGAACTTTCGTACACTACACAGTTTGGCGTACAGAGGGTTGCATTTAAAAGATGAAAACATAATGGATGATAATGACTACCGTGTAATATCTAATAAGTTACAAATAAAATTAAGTAATCCTAATCAAAGTATTAAAACATATGGTGTTGGTTTTCCCGATGATATATTTATGCAGATAATAGATGGCGCAAAGATAAGAGGACTTACAACAGAAAACTTTTTTAATGATCCTAACACAGGACATTTACCCGGCGGATTACCAAAACTAAAATACATAGATGAAGCTTTAATTAAATATAAAAGAGCAAGAAACAAATATGATATGACAGACATGATTGTTGATTTTAACAAACAGCATTATGATTTAATTCCAAACTTTGATGTTGTTATAATAGATGAAGCACAAGATCTTAGTTGGTTACAATGGAAAATGGTTGAGAGAGTTATATCAAATGCAAAACGTGTTTACATAGCGGGCGATGATGATCAAGCAATTTATCGTTGGGCTGGTGCGAGACCAGAATACCTAATGAATATGGAAGGAACACGAACTATTTTAAATAAGTCTTATCGTTTACCAAAGTTAATTCATGCGAAAGCTAATAAACTTATTAGTCGTATAGAGGATAGAGTTGATAAAGAGTGGACTTCAAGAGATGAAAAAGGAGAAATAAATATTTATCCTGTAGAACAATTACAAAAAATGAAAGAAGGTAATTGGTTAGTGCTTGCAAGAGACAGGTACCGTTTAGATAAGTTAGAAGAAGATTTAAAAATTTATGGTTACTTTTATGAAAGAGGAGATCGTACCTCTATTAATAAAAGAATACACCAAGCTATTCTTGCGTGGGAAGATGTACGAAAAGGAAAAGCAGTTGATATTAAAGCTGTTCGGTCATTTTATAATTACATTGTAACAGGTAGAGGTGTAGCGAAAGAATTTAAAGAAATGAAAAATGTTAATAAAGAAAAATTATATACCTATGATACATTGGTATCGGACTACGGACTATCTGTTAATAAAGAAAAGCCTTGGTTCGATGCTCTAAGAAATATACCTTTGCCAAAAGCAACATATGTAAGAGCCGTATTGCGTCGTAAAGAAAACATTAAACGCGCACCACGGATCAAGCTATCTACTATACATGGATCAAAAGGTGGCGAAGCAGATAATGTTATGTTATTAACAGACTTATCTCGTAAGACTGATGCTGAGTATTGGAAACAACGAGATTCAGAAAGACGTGTGTTCTATGTGGGAATGACACGGGCAAAAAACACTTTGAACATTGTGAGATCACAATCGGACAGAGAATTTTCGGAGGCGTTTTAATGGCGTTTGATATCAATACTGCACTTAAACAATTAGATGTAACTCTAAAGCAAGTGCAAAAAATTAAAAATGAATTACCTAAAATGAAACGTGAAAACGTTGAGCAACATTTAAAAATATTAAGACTTGATTTGCAGTTATTACAACAAGATTTACAACATATGAAAAAGGTTCAAGATGGACAGTAGAGAATATTTAGAACAAACTATTAAAATAGTAAGAGGACCAAGAGAAAGAGACTATGGTGACAAGGTTACTAATCATGAAAACATTGCAAAGTTATGGAGTGCTTTTTTAGATCATGAAATATCAGCACATAATGTTGCAATATGTATGATGCTTGTAAAAGTAGCGAGACTTAAACATAGACCAACAGAAGATTGTTATTTGGATATGGCGGGATATGCTGCTATTGCCGGCGAAATAAATGATAAGGATGAAGATGACACAACTACCATTATTTAAAACACCAAGTGAATGGACTCCTCCGGAAGATGTACCTAATTTATCAGATGCAAAAGAAATTGCTATTGATTTAGAAACATATGATCCCGGAATAAAACAAACGGGTCCGGGTTGGGCAACTAATAATGGTTACATTGCAGGCATTGCAATAGCAGTCGAAGGTTGGAAAGGTTACTTTCCTATTCAACATGAAGGCGGTGGCAACTTTGATGAAAAAATTCTTAAAAGACAAATTAAAAAAATATTAGATTTACCTTGTGATAAAATATTTCACAATGCACAGTATGATGTTGGTTGGTTACGTTGGTGGGGGTTAGAAGTTAAAGGACGTATTATAGATACGTTGATTGCCGCTCCACTCGTAGATGAAAATAGATTTAGATATTCTCTTAATGAACTAGGAAAAGATTATTTAAAAGAAACAAAGTCAGAAGCTTTATTATATGAAGCTGCAAAAGAATGGGGCGTTGATGCAAAAGCAGAGATGTATAAGTTACCCGCTATGTATGTTGGTCCTTATGCAGAACAAGACGCAGACCTTACACTAAGACTATGGCAGTTTTTTAAAATAGAATTAATTAAGCAAGAGTTAACAAGTATATTTAATTTAGAGACACGGTTACTACCTTGTCTTATAGATATGAAGTGGAATGGTGTACGCGTTGATTTAGAAAAAGCAGAGAAGATTAAAAAGAATTTACAAACACAAGAGACTAAAGTTTTACGACAAATTAAAAAAGATACTAATGTTGATGTTGATATCTGGGCGGCCGTTAGTGTAGCGAAAGCATTTGATAAGTTAAAGATTACTTATGAAAGAACAGAGAAGTCCGGGCAACCTAAGTTTGATAAAAACTTTCTTACCTCACATAAACATCCTTTAGCTAAGATGATTGTGACCGCGAGAGAAACGAATAAAGCACGTACTACCT